CACCCCGGACTTCCTGATCGGTAAGCTGATCATCGAGACCAAGGGGTACTTCGAGCCGGACGACCGGAAGAAGCACCTGTGGATCAAAGAGCAGCACCCGGAGATGGACATCCGGTTCCTCTTCCAGAGGGCCAACACGCCCATCCGGAAGGGCTCGAAGACCACGTACGGCTCCTGGGCTACCAAGCACGGATTCAAGTGGGCCGAGAAGGTGGTCCCCCAGGAGTGGATCGACGAGGTGAACCGTGGCTAAGCGCCCCCGCGAACGCACCGACTACATCGTCATCCAGACCAGCAAGACCGACTCGAAGCAGGACTGGGGCAAGAAGGAGCTGTACTGGGCGGCACTCGATAAGTGCTACCTGGATGTCGTCCCTCAGTGGTTCATTCGCCGCTGTGGGACGCTCTGCGAAGGACGGAACCCGGAAGGTCCGGCGATGTCCCTCGACGAGAAGAAGAACTGGGTGTCCGTGCTGATCTACATGATCGGTGGGATGGAGAACAAGAAGCCCGCGGTGAACTTCACGCGGAGCCAGCTTCTCACCCTGCGGGACCTCCTAGCGACGCTCAAAGCGAAGCACCCGGAGGCCACCGTGGAGTGCCCAGAGTTTGACCTTAACCAAGCAATGAAGGATCTGCCGTGACCACCCCCGACCACATCGCCCTCGTCGGCGAGTATTACCGTCGCCTCCTGAAGGGGACCAAGTGATGCCGACTAGCCAGAAGGACATGATCCTTGCGCACCTCTACTCGCTGGACGAGCAGGGGAAGCGCAGGGGTATCACCGTGATGGAGGCCCTGGGCCTCTATCGAGTCGTCAGCCTGACCAGCCGGATTGCCGAGCTGCGGGCGGCTGGCCACAACATCATCACCAAGACCAAGATCGACAACACGGGGAAGCGTTATGCCCGATTCTTCCTCGCGAGCCGCTGAGCAGAGCGAGTATATCGCCAAGGGACCCTGCGAATCCTGCGGGTCCTCTGACGCGTGCGCTATCTACACAGACGGACACCGCCATTGCTTCTCCTGTGGGCTCCACACGAGGGGCGATGGCGGTTCTGTTTCAACTACCCAACGGAGGCCCAAGGTGGCTGGACTGATCGACGCTGGGCAGCCTCAGGCGATCCTGAAGCGAGGCCTCACGGAGGAATCGTGTGCCCGCTGGGGGTACACGGTGTCGACCTACAACGGCCAGAAGGTTCAGGTGGCCAACTACCGGAACCCTGAGGGTCAGGTGGTCGCCCAGAAGGTTCGCTTCCCCAACAAGGAGTTCGTCTTCCTTGGGGACACCAAGCACGCTGGGCTTTACGGCCAGCACCTCTGGCGGGACACCGGCAAGAAGGTTGTGGTGGTGGAAGGGGAGATCGACGCGATCTCTCTGAGCCAGATGCAAGACCACAAGTGGCCTGTGGTGTCGGTCCCGAACGGGGCTGACGGGGCCAAGAAGTCGATCCAGAAGGCCATCGAGTGGCTCGAAGGATTCGACGAGGTGGTCTTCATGTTCGACATGGACGAGCCTGGCCAGAAGGCAGCTCGCGAGTGCGCCCTGCTGCTGACCCCTGGGAAGGCCAAGATTGCCTCGCTGCCGCTCAAGGACGCTAACGACATGCTCCGAGAGGGGCGCGTAAAGGAGACCATAGATGCAGTCTGGGGAGCGAAGACTTACCGCCCTGACGGTATCATTGCAGGATCCGACCTGTGGGAATCGGTACGACGTGAAGATCGAGTACCGGCAAGCCCGTACCCGTGGCCTGGTGTGGATAGCCTCACACGGGGACTCCGTAGAAGTGAACTGGTCACCCTCACTGCGGGTTCTGGCATCGGCAAGTCTGCGATCTGTCGCGAGATCGCTTACCACCTGCTCCAGCAAGGTGAGACGGTGGGCTATATCGCTCTGGAAGAGAGCACTACACGAACTGCGCTGGGGCTGATGGGCATTGCCCTCAACAAGCCCCTGCATTTGAACCGAGAGGGAGTCGATGAAGCTGAACTGCGACGAGCGTTCGACAGGTCGGTGGGAAGCGGTCGGTGTTTCCTTTATGACCACTTTGGGTCTGTGGATAGCGACAATCTTCTGTCCAGAGTGCGTTACCTGGCACGCGGCTGCGGTTGCGGTTGGATCGTTCTTGACCACCTCAGTATCGTGGTGTCTGGCATTGGTGATGGAGACGAGCGACGACTGATCGACAACACGATGACCAAGCTCCGTGCCCTCGTGCAGGAGACCGGCATCGGGCTCATCCTCGTGTCGCACCTGAAGCGCCCTGAGGGCAACAAGGGGCACGAGGAGGGCGCACAGACGAGCCTGGCGCAGCTCCGTGGTTCGGCAGCTATCGCCCAGTTGTCTGACCTCGTGATTGGCCTGGAGCGCAATCAGCAGGACGCCGAGGACCGGCACCTGACGACCGTTCGTGTTCTGAAGAATCGCTTCTCCGGGGAGACCGGGGTGGCCTGTCAACTCATCTACAACCCCGAGACCGGCCGACTGGCCGAGAGCGGCGTCATCTCCCCTGGGGAGGTAGGCGCCTTTTAGGAGGCGTCGTGGCGCTGCTGTTTGATATCGAGACCGATGGGCTGCTGAATGAGATGACCAAGATCCACTGCTTGGTCATTAAATCGACTGGGGAGCTTGGGATCGTCAAGCAGTACCATGGCGATCAACTGGAGGACGGTCTCCGGGTCCTTCAACACTTCGTTGGAACCATAGTCGGCCACAACATCCTTAAGTTCGACATTCCGGCGATTCAGAAGCTCCATCCTTGGTTCAAGCCCAAGGGCCAGATCCGCGACACCCTGACGCTCTCCCGGCTCATCTGGTCGGACCTCAAGGAGCGCGACTTCGAGAGGGTCAACAAGGGCAGCGACTTCCCCAAGCAGTTCATTGGCCAGCACGGGTTGAAGGCCTGGGGCTACCGCCTGGGCTGTCTGAAGGGTGAGTTCGGGGAGACCGCGGACTGGAAGGAGTTCTCGGAGGACATGCTTCGGTACTGCGTCCAGGACGTGGAGGTGCTCCACAAGCTGTGGGACCGTATACAGCAGGAGCAGTACAGCGACCGGGCCATCGAGCTGGAGCATGAGTTCCAGAAGGTCCTCTGGCTCCAGGAGCAGCACGGGTTCGCCTTCGATCGGAAGGCCGCGGTGGACCTGTATTCCACCCTGGGCCAGCGCCGGGCTGAGCTTGAAAAGGAACTGAAGGCGATGTGTCCAGGGTGGTGGGTGGACATGAAGGTCCCGGCCCACTGGGTCGGCTACCATGTCGCTGAGTCGGCCACGGTGTGCAACGCGCTTAACGTGGTCAAGACGCAGTACCCCACGAAAGCGGCAGCCCTGAAGGCGAAGGCCACGAATATTCATCGTGGGCCCGTCGCCCAGAAGCACGTCGAGTTCAATCCGTCGTCCCGCGATCACATCGCACGGGTGCTCATCGAGCGGCACGGGTGGAAGCCCAAGCAGTTCACTCCGGAGGGCCGTCCGACCGTCGATGAGACGGTGCTGGAGGGGCTGCCGTTCCCGGAGGCGAAGCTGCTCTCGGAATACTTCCTGATCGAGAAACGGATCGGCCAGCTTGCCGAGGGCCAGAACTCCTGGCTCAAGCTGGAGCAGAACGGCCGAATCCACGGCGAGGTCATCACGAACGGCGCTGTGACTGGGCGTTGCACGCACCAGCGCCCGAACATGGCCCAGGTCCCCGGGTGCTCCGCGCCTTACGGCAAGGAGTGCCGAAGCCTCTTCATCGTGCCGCCTGGCTACAAGCTGGTCGGCTGCGATGCGAGCGGCCTCGAACTCCGGTGTCTGGGCCACTACCTGCACCGGTATGACGGCGGAGCGTTCGTGAAGGAGTTGCTCTCGGGCGACATCCACACGGCGAATCAGAAGGCCGCTGGTCTGGACACCCGTAACCAGGCCAAGACCTTCATCTACGCCTGGCTCTATGGGGCGGGTGACGAGAAGATCGGAAAGATTGTTGGGAAGGGGTCGAAGGAAGGCCGCGCCCTCAAGGAGCGGTTCCTGAAGGCGAATCCCGCCCTGAAGCGGCTGAAGGATGATGTCGCTGCCGCGGTGAAGAAGAGAGGGTTCCTGCTCGGGCTTGATGGGAGGCGTCTCCCGGTCCGATCGGAACATGCAGCACTCAACACGCTCCTGCAATCCGCAGGCGCCCTACTTGTGAAGGAGGCGACAGTCGCCCTCTTTAAAGACCTCGCAGCCCTTGGCTGGGAGTTCGGAAAGGACTGGGCGCTTGTCGCTCATGTCCATGACGAACTCCAAATCGAGTGCCGAGAAGACCGCGCTCAGCAGTGCGGCGAGTCTGCCACACGGGCTATGTCTTCCGCTGGTCGAAGCTTTCAATTCAGGTGTCCCATTTCTGGGGAGTTCCGTATTGGGGCCTCTTGGGCGGGAACTCACTGATGAGGAGTTCAACGCCATTGATGCCTATCGCAGGGAGTCCAACAGCCTGGGGCGGCCTGTCTACCGCTATCGCTGCGCCTCCTGCGGTAACTTCCGGCACGCCGATTACTATGAGCACGAAGAACTTTCGTGGTCGCGCCGGGATAAGTGGGAGTGCGAGCTTTGTCTAAAAGCACGGGTGTGTGCTAGCGACGGCGAGCAGGACCACTTTATCGCTCAGGCTGATCGCCTGGCCTACCAATGGCAGGGTGCCTCTGTGTATGCGATCGGGTGGCAAGACGGCCTTCCTGTAAAGATCGGCCTGGCGGACAGCGTTGCTGAACGACTGCGGGGGCTTCAGACAGGCAACCCGTATCGCCTCCGCTGCGTAGCGATCAGCACCTTCAAGACCAGAAAGCAGGCCCGCCAAGCCGAGGGTCTCTTGCACTGCTGGTACCGGTCGCGGTGTGTCCACGTGTCCAAGGAGTGGTTTAACATTTCGTTTGCCGAGGCCCGAGAGGGGTTGCGGCGACTGGACTCGGAAAAGAGCGCTCACCTTACAACGAGGAGCGCCGCGTTTCCGCACCAGCTACGAACTCTGCGGGTATAAACAACAGGAGCTGTACAATGAGATTCCGCATCCAGCTCGTCCTGCTCTCCCTCGGAATCGTCTTCCTGTCCATCTTCCTTCCCATCGCTGCGCGTCTCTACACGCGGCACCTCAAGCGAAAGGATCGCCGTGCCGCACGAAAAGACTGACGAGTTCCGCCTGTACTGGCCACGTGGCAAGCCTGCGTCACCCCAGGCTGAGCGATACGTGGGCGATGTGGTCACCGTTCGGGGCTGGATCCCCGTGTTCGTCGAGAATGGCCTTGGCCCCGGTGGTCGGGGTCGGACGGCCCACATCAAATGGTTCGGTCGCGTGGTCGAGTTCCTCCACCAAATCCCAGAAGATGAGCTTCTGCGCATCAAAGAGGTCAAGCCGTCATGAGCAATCACCCCATCAAGGTCGAGCGATCGGTCGGCGGCATCGCCCGCATCTGGTTTCTGGTTCCTTACCTCCCTGGTCGAATCGATGTGCCGGAACAGGACCTTGACCGCCTCGTCGAGGAGATCCGGAAGTTCCAGGCTGAGCGCAAGAAGGCCCAGGAAGCCGACACCCAGATCATTCACGCGCCCATCGCGATCCCCCAGCCGATCCCCAATCGGGCTCCGAAGGGGAAGAAGCCGTGAGCAAAGACGGCCCCCACATCGTCATCGAAATCAATCAGAACTCGAAGGGCCACTGGGAGGTCACCTTCAGCGGTCCCCGCACGGGCGGCGCCCTGAAGGTCTCCAAGGACCTCAAGGCTGCCCTCAAGCAGCTCACCCGAGTCCTGATGCGCGAGTTCCCCCAGAAGGAGCCTAAGCCGTGCGAACCCTCCTGATCGACGGTGACATCGCCTGCTACCAGATCGCCTCCTCGTGTGAGGTCGAGACGGACTGGGGGGATGACCTCTGGACCCTCCATTCGGACCTCTCGGAAGCCAAGGGTCAGCTCGATGTCTACCTGGCTGACCTCAAGGAGAAGCTCGGCGCTGATGAGCTGATCGTCTGCTTGACTGACGGTGAGAACTTTCGGAAGGCCATCCTGCCGAGCTACAAGGAGCACCGAAAGAAGGTCCGCAAGCCGGTCTGCCTGAAGGAACTCCGGAAGTACCTCCACGAGTCCCAGAAGGTCTACCAGCGGCCGGGTCTCGAAGCTGACGACTGCCTGGGGATTCTTGCCACCAAGCCGCACGAAGGGGAGTACGTGGTGGTCTCCCTCGATAAGGACCTCCAGCAGATCCCAGGGTTGGTCTATCGGCCCGGCACTGACCAGGAGCCGCAGCTCATCGACGAGCACGAGGCCGATTACCACCACATGTTCCAGACCTTGGTCGGGGACAAGACGGATGGTTATGCCGGGTGCCCGGGCATCGGTCCGGTCAAGGCGGAGAAGATCCTGAACGAAGCTGCCGAGGAGTGGCTTGATGCCTCGACTCGTTCCAGCCCAGGCCCAGAGATTCTCCCCTTTCGGTGGCGGGCCGTTGTCGAGGCCTACGCCAAGGCGGGTCTCGGCGAAGCGGAAGCCCTCCGCCAAGCCCAGGTGGCCCGCATCCTGCGTGCCTCGGACTACGATTTCGTGAACAAGAAGCCGATCCCGTGGAGGCCCAAGTGAAATTCGTAAAGCTGCATAAGGACCTCGGAGGGGGTGTGTTCGAGGAGGTGCTGGTCAACCCCGACCACGTTGCGTACCTCAAGCCATATTCGTTCTTCGTTGGCGCCTCCCCAGCCACTGGGACGCTTCTCGTCGGTGCCCAGCTCTGGTTCCACGTAGTTGAGGAGTTGTCGACCGTGGCTGCGGCGCTGGAGGCTGCCAAGTGCTGAAAACCTCCTGGTACCACATCGACGGCCTTGGGTACTTCGACAGCAAGCGTGTGGTCTTCATCAGCGACCCGGTGGAGACCGAATACACGTACTCGTACCGGGTCCTGATCGAGGGGGCTGATCCCTTCTATTGCACCACGGCTCGCCCAGAGGACATCCCGGCTGCCCGCGTTGGGTACCAGATGCTCGTGAAGCTGGTCTGCGAGGAGTCGCCCCTGAGTAGTGCCCGGGGGTCCGACTATGGCGCATAAGGAAACCCACCGCTGGGTCTCCCGGAAGGACATCGCCCTGACCTTCTACGATCAGATGATTGCCGAGCTGGAGTATGTGTCGTCAGCCATCGTGTACCTCCCGGACGGCAAGGAGTGTGCCCACTGGATTCACAAGCGGATCAACAAGCTGCTGGAGGAGAAAGCCAAATGCCGATTGAAGTGAAAGACATCCTGGGCCAGCCGATCACGGTTGGCTCTCGCATTGCCATTGCCGAGGTCTCTGGGCGGTCCTCGGCTTCCCTGCGGATCGCTGTGGTGGAGGAGATCACCCAGAGCAAGGCCGGACCCTGGCTGCACATTCGTTACACGACAGCGGGGGCCGGCTGGATGGCCAACCCTAGGGCCTACCGCACGCGCCGACTGGGGGCGGTCCTGTGTCTCCCCAGCTAATCGCCCTCTACAGCCCCACCATGGGCTCCGGTAAGTCCACCGTATCGGCCCACCTGGAGTCCCACGGGTACACCCCCGTGAAGTTCGCAGCGACCATCAAGCGGATGGTGGGGGTGTTCCTGGAGGACCTCGGGGTGAGCCCAGCGGACCTCTCCAGGTACATCGAGGGTGACCTGAAGGAAGTCCCGCTCAACGGCATCTTGATCACCCCGAGGTACATGATGCAGACCTTGGGGAACGAATGGGGCCGGGAGTACCTGGAGCCCGATGTCTGGGTAGCCCTGGCCATGAGGAAGGTCCACAGGCTGCTCCGAGAGGGGAAGCGGGTGGTGGTCGACGATATGCGCTTCCCCAGCGAATATGACGCTCTGAAGGCCAAGGGTGCCCTAATGGTCCGGGTGACCCGCCCGGGGAACACCAGGACCACCCAGCACGCCTCTGAGGGACGCCTGGATGACCGTGAGTGGGACCTGGAGATCAACAATGCGGGATCCGCTCATGATCTAAAAACGCATGTCGATAAGCTGGTACTACAACAGGCATTGTAATGCGCCCCTTTAACAGACGGTCAGTCTGTAGGAGCGACCAGCAATGGATTCACAGGACTTGGAACGTGAGTTCCCCCTGATTTCCAAGGCCCTGATGGACGAGCTTAACCGGCGCTTCCCCCACCAGTCCCCCCAGCGGAACGAGTCCATAGAGGACCTTCGACACCGCGGGGGGATCCGGTGGTTGGTGGACTACCTCCAGACCCGCTTCAACGACCAAGAACAGAGAGCCCTCAATGTGCAGCGGTAGCTACCACGCTCCGAAGGCTCAGCCGACGCCGGCCCCTCCGGATAGCCCGGGGGAGGGAGCCACTCAGCTCGTCTTCAATAACGGCTCTGGGGTCTCCATCGAGGACCAGATCAAGGCCCTGGCTCAGATCATTAAGCCTAGCCGGCTCTACAACGTTCACGCTCCGAGCATCGACGACCTCCAGGCTCAGAACGATCTGCTCCAGCAGCAGCTCAACGCTGCCACTGCGAAGCCTATCCAGCGTGACCGCATGGGGCGCCCAGTGGCTACGGCCACGCCGTCCACAACCACGGCTCCGGGCCAACAGCAGACCACCCCCAAGCCTATCCAGCGTGACCGCATGGGTCGCCCGATCGCATCCTGAAGGAGCTGACAGTTGGACATTCCCGCTCCTTCCTCGGATGAGGTCGGTGGGGCTCAGAAGCGGTACGAGGCCCTTTCGGTCTCCCGTGAGCCCTTCCTGAATCGAGCCCGTGAGGCAGCCCGGGTCACCATCCCGGCCATCATGCCTCCCAAGGGCTCCACCCCGTCGACCGACCTTCCGACTCCCTATCAGGGCATCGGTGCCCGAGGGGTCAACAATCTCGCCTCCAAGCTCCTCCTGACGCTCCTTCCGCCGAACGCTCCGTTCTTCCGCATGAAGATCGATGAGCAGGCCCTGAAGGAAGCTGGTCAGGAAGCCCAGAAGGACGCCTTCGATACCGCCCTCGCCAAGTACGAGGAAGCGATCATGGATGAGGTGGAGGCCCAGAGCCTCCGAGTGCCCATCTTCGAGGCGTTCAAGCACCTCATCGTCTGCGGCAATGTGTGCCTGTGGTCGCCCCCTGAGGGTGGCCTGAAGGTCTTCCACCTGGACCGCTACGTGTGCGTCCGGGATGCCATGGGCAACGTGGTCGAGCTGATCACGAAGGAATCGGTCGCTCCCCAGACTCTCCCCAAGGAAGCCCAGGCGCTTCTCGCAAAGGACGGCCAGCTCCCCAAGGATCTGGTCTCCGTTGATGTCTTCACCCACGTCTGCCTCAACGAGGCTGGCAAGTGGGACTGGTACAAGGAGGTCAAAGGCCTCCGCATTCCAGGCCAGGACGGCAAGGCCCCGTACGACAAGCTCCCGTGGATGGTCCTGCGGTTCTCCCGCGTGGACGGCGAGAGCTACGGCCGAGGGTACGTCGAGGAGTACATCGGGGACCTCAAGAGCGACGAAGGTCTCTCCCAGGCGATCCTGGAGGGGGCTGTTGCTTCCGCCAAGGTCGTCTTCCTGCTGAACCCGAATGCCAACGGCTTGACGGTTCGGAAGGTCGCTGAGGCCCCC